TGTCGCTCTTCTCCACGACTAAAGACTACAACCTTTCTAGGATTACATTCTTTTAATATGTACTCGACAAGCGCCGTTCCTAACGACCCTGTCCCGCCTGTTACCAATACCGCCTTATCGCTAAACATATGTTACTCCACTACTTGTATTTCTCCGTATTCATATAACTCATATTCAATCACATAGTCTTGCTCTTCGATTTCAGCAAATCGTTGCATCTTCAACATCAGTCTAACAGTATTAATAGTATCTTTAAACCTAGCAACAGGAACACTATAGTTAACACCTTCCGTCATGCCTGCTACTAACACACCAACAACTTCGTTATCTAAATTAAATACCGGCCCGCCAGAGTTACCAGGATTCGCAGCTGAATCCGTTTGCATCATTACATACCAATCATAAGGACCACCTAAGTCTCGTTTCTCAGCCGAGACGATCCCCAACGTTACACTATTAAAGTTATCAAACCCATAGGGACTACCAACAATAAAGATGCTGTCACCTACTCTAGGTTGGTTATAGCTAAACTTAACATACGGTAGTTGTTCACCTTCTGGTAGATCAAGTAACATAAATGAGATATCGTTCTCAGTATCTTCAAGTACTGCTTTAACTTTGTACTGACTACCATCGTCAAGCGTTACAGTATAATCCCCATCTCTGCCATCCGTAACATGTCGTGCAGTAAAGATGATACCGTCAGGAGAGATAATAGCACCACTGCCTTGACACTCACCTTGCTTGGCAATATGCACCACTCCGTCCCTGACCGCTTCAATATTGTCTGCAATACCACTACCTGTGGGTATACGCAAGGCAAGGGATAACATAAGCCCTAGTCCTAGCATAACACAAATAACCTTAATCAAGTTGCTGCCCATCATATCTCCTTTACGCTTTACTAGATTGTCCAGCATTACGTGCTTGCTGCTGGTTTAAGTTTGCGGCTTTAGACGCCGGGGCTTGCCCTAACGCCCCTCTCTGGTCCTGTCCCGATTTCGCCTTTACCTGCCCCTGTTGCGGGGAGTATGGTCCTGCATTCTGGTCTGGAGGAAGTAGGCTCTTCCACCACTCGTCCACATTAGATATACCTAGATATGGTGCAACCTCTTTCACCAGAGCGTTTACATCTATCATACTGCCCTGCTGCATAGCCATCGGTAGCATCGGAATGATCATCTGGTTGACTAGTTGTAGAATCTTCTGATACCTGGTTTCAGGATTCATACGACTCATACTATAAGGCTCTATTTCTAAAGCATAATCAAAAAAGTCGCCTTCCTGATTGTACTGACTATACTCTACATCGTACTCAAAACCCTCTACCTGCTTAATCAACGGAGTAGTAATCAGAGGATCTGTCCACAAGAACCACGTAAGCTTACGAGTAATAGACCTGGTAAACTCGTATACCTGGTTGACCATGTGGTCTACTTCACGCAGAGCGTTAGACTGCATCATCTGCTCCTGGCCTAACGTGCCAGCCATCGCACCCTTACCACCTAGCTGTTCTAGGTTCGGACCAGACTTGCTAAACTGATCAAGCATGAATATCAAGAACTCCATCGACTGCGGATTAAAACCACCAAACGTGATCTCTTTTACTGAATCAGAACCACCACGAAGTCCAATCAACTCACCATGTCCTGCGTTCTTTATTACTTGGGCGTCTTCGGTATTCATTAAATCATAAACACCTACAGTCTTCTCACGATCTGTCATGTCTCTCATCTTGACTACAATCGTGTTGATAGCTTTGTTGATGTCCAGCCACGTGTAGATAGGCGGAACTGGTATAGTTGTACCAGGAAACATCTTATACGACAGCAGATCATAAGGTCCGTTTTCAGGCCCATCCCAATCAACAGTACGCAGGATGTTACTCCCTTGTCCTTGTCTGGGTATAGTCAGCAGTACGTTCTCTTTAGGTAACCATATGTCTTCTAGTTCTACTGTCTTGTGTAACTCGTTGTAGTTAAAATAAGTCCTACCGTCTCTCGAAACGTAGTCAGGATGGTCTTTACTGCCCATCGGGTATTGGTCGGGTTTAAGCTTATCGGTGTGCTTGAACAGTCCTGAGTCCATTACGTACTCATATGGCAGCCTATACCGATTGCCTTGTAACTTCATCTCCTGTACGTTACGGGCAGACACATCAAATATGTAGTCAGCAAAATCTACCCTATCACAATAAGGCTGTCCTACTTCGTGCAGGTATCCTAACAACTCAACATCATGCGAATGCATAACGCCGGTTTTCGTAATGCCCATACTAAACAGACTGTCCATTACTACAGGTGCTAGCGTTAGTTGTGCCAGCTTGATTTCTTCCAACAGATGGGCTAATGATAGCTCCAACGTTTTGGAAAAGGGTTTGATACCTGGGTGACCGACGCCCGCTCTAGGTCTGATCTGTACACGTGGATTGTTAGATACCAGAAAAGGAATGAGAGTCTGTATACCACGATCCAGCATGTTAAGTGGCTGATTGGCACGATACCGGTCCCCGCCTTGATACCATCCGTTATGGTAGTGCTCTAGCATCTTGTTGATGGTTTTTTGCATCGGGTTCTTGTACCGCTCACAAGCCTCTACACCTGAGTGCAATCGTTTGATAAAAGGAACCCTAGTCATCTTCTCTACCTGAGCCACGGAGAATCTCCCTTACGTTGTGCTAGTTCTTTTGCGTATGCTAATCTTCGTGACAGCATGGTTGTCTGACCATTCTGAACGGTTAACATGACATTAGCTCTCGGCTGTTGTTTCAACGCCAGCAACGCAAGAGCGTCCGTTATTACAGTATCGCCGTGAGCAGCCTTCGCCCCGGCAGTATCATCTACGCATTCGGATAAACCAATATCACCGTTGTCGTAGAAGATGAAGTCTTCGTATTCTGTTATAGTATCTTCGTCATATATCTTAAGATAGTTGCCGTTAGGTGTTGTCCTTAAGCCTTCGGCTAACGCAGAACGTAGGTCCAGCAATGCGTCGTACTTCGCTTGTTTGGTTGAGTACCAGCCCGGTTTCTTGGTCCGCTTCGGATGCTTGGCTCTGTTCATAGTATCCATATACACGAATGAATAGCCATGAAATCTACGCCTAGTATCGAATGAACCACCAGGTCCATTAGCTTCCCACGTTAAGTAGGGACTGCCGTTTGCACCGCCGACCCAGTAACATATGGCAACAACTTGGTCAGCAAATTCAGCGGGTGGTAGTTGTGAGCTAATGTACATACCGACACACGTTCGGGTGTTGACGTCGTATACTTTAGCCACTGAGTTCGATGCACCTGTGCCGAGGGATATATCACACGCAACGACGTAGTTGGTGTCTTGCTTAGGTCTTCCGAACGGGAGTTTTCCCCACCATCTGAATCTCTTGTGTCCACCATTCTCGACCCATTTCGTTCCTGTTATTTTTCCTTTGGGACTTAACGTGTACTCGATCTCGCCTTGAAACGTAGGAACTTTAATACAGTCTGTCCTTAACCGTTGTAGTACGAAGTGATCGAAGAAGTTATCACCTGACCCCGCAGGGTTCATGTCTATGTTTTGTGCTACATCTCTGGGATCTCGTCTAGCGACTTCTCGGTCGTACCAGGGACTTCGCCAGTTCTCTTTGCCGTCTGCAATGAATTTAAAATCCTTAAATTGCTCGCTGTGGGGGTGGGTGAGTAGATTTCGTTCCAGTGTACTGAGCTTGAATCTTGCATTACCTGCCACGCCCAAGAGAGTACTGTAGTATTTTTCATCATATATTTCTACCTCGTCTAGATCCGGGCTTTTATATAAGCCATGAGTCTTTTCAGGATTCTTGTACCACGGGAGAACAACCACCCCACACTTTCCACTAAACCGTAAACGAGCAAAAGGATGCCCGCGACCATAGAAATGGGTGGAATTATAAAGAACACAATCACTAACATCCGCAACTGATTCACGTATGTTCTGGGCAAGCTTGTGATCCACTCTACCAAACTCATCAAGAAGGATAGCAGTACGACGATCCCCAGCACCAAAGTTCTCATTAGTCGCTTCGCCATCAAACATACTCCCATTATCCGCATTACGACATTGCATATGTGTCTTTTCAAAATTAGGACGCATCCACGGCGGTAACGTAGCCATCCCGTACATAAACTTATGAAACAGACATTTATGATCACCAGCGATAGTCCAATCTGATCTGACTACAACAGAGTGATCAACATACTCTTCCTTACGTGAACCTACTAATAACGCACACTCTGGTTGCAGCAGCCAAAACAGTAAGAACGTCTTGGTGATGATCTCTGTTGCACCTTCGTCACGGCTCTTATCAATCAGTAAGTCATTGCCATAATTAATAGAATCCGATATAGCAATTACTGCATCATGCTGTGCTGGGCGCAAGACGAATGGTATATTTCGTAAGCCAGGTTTGTTCTTTGGGTTGTATGTCCATAGTGCCGAATTAAAGAAGATCGGCGGATAGGCCATACACATCTCTTTATAACATTCCTGAGCACCTTTATCTTTAGTTAAAAGCGAATGTAGATCTTGCCGAAATTGAATGTTTTCTACCAACTCGTAAGGGATGGTCTTGTAAAACTCTTCTGGTGTATTAAGTTTTATGCTCATCTATGTATTGTATCAGCGACAGCAGCCGATCCTTATCTTCCAATATTAGCCCTAGTGCCGTATTACAACGATGACATAAAAGACTACGGATTTTTCCTGTTTCATGATCATGGTCAACAGAAAGTCGTTTAACTTTATCCCCTTGACGAATCGTTTCAGGTTCATTACACACCGCACAAGTATAATCCTGCTGTTGAAGCATATCATTATACTCGTCTAAAGTAATACCGTATTCGGCTTTGAGTACTTTATCTAAAAACGCAGGAGATAATCTAACCTGCCGCATGCGTTCTCTATTTCTCTTTTTGATCTTCTCTTTGTTCTTCTGATAATACGCCGCCCACCATGCTTTTTGATACTCTTTGTCTTTGTTCGCCATCAACTACCTCACAATCTATCTTCTTCCGTTTCCGCTCCTCAGCAATCTCTAGCAACTTGCCTCCTAATTCAGAAATCTGATTAGCCGTAACATCTATATTGGCACTAATCGAGGTTTCTTTTCTATCTACTTCTATTTTGTGTACCGACTTAAAGGTACTCTCCATCCGGTTGCATAAGAGAAACATGAGGAGGTTGGGTTCTGCTCGTTGACGCTTAGGGATGACTGTGCGTTTGATAAGTTTCCCGTCTCCGTCGAACTCTTCCTTAACTTCTTCATAATCGTACCCACACGCGGCGTGATATGCCTGAGCTACCAGGTTGGCGTTAGCCATTTCCCGGCCTTTTTGTATAGCGTCTTTCGCTTCTGGATGATTGTGCTGCATGTTCTTGACAAACTGCCTAGCATCACCTTGATGGCCCAGTATCATACCTATATCAGCAGC